GTATGTAATGAGCTTACTCATTTGATTCACATCCTTTTATCCAGCGATCCCGCTGTTGATTACTGTTCCGGGGCCAGCAGCCCGGCCAGCTCCTGGTACTCCTCCGGGGTGAGCCGGTCGGCGGCGAGATAGACATCCATCTTGTCCTGTAGGCCGTCGGTTCGGTTCTTCTGGATGAGCAGCTTGCAAAGGTTGTATACAGTTGTCATGGCGTCTCCTTTCTCATGTGGCAGCGGTGAGTTCCAGCATGCACAGCCGCGCCTCGTGCTCGGACAGCATGTCCAGAGTGATGTCCTCTGCGAGGGGCGGCTGGGGTTCCGGCTCCGGCTCTGGAGGCCGCTCAGTAGGCGTGATGCCCACCAGCTTGTCCCCCTCAATCTGGAGGTCACACCAGCCATAGGTCGCCCACACCGCGTCATGGAGGTGGGCGGGCACCTCTATGTAGTCATCCAGCCAGCAGGCGCGCCGCCCGCTCTGGCTCTGGATCGGGTGCTGGCCGGTCTCCAGCGGGTCAATTTGGATGATGGTCATATTTAATTCACCTCTTATCTCTAAACTATGGCGTAGTAGTAATATACAGTTCCAGATGCATTAAGTTGTTCACTTGTCGCATCAGGTGTGGTAAGGTCAAAATACCAACTGAAAGTTTTTCCATCCGTTGATTTTTTACCGTAAGAATCTCTTGAGGAATAACGGTAGCCAAAACCAAAACTAATGCCTTTTGTATACTCAGTAGGGATAATACTGCTATGAATAATATTAGAAGTCTCGCCATTTCCATAACCGTCGATACTCTTATAGTAATTATTTGATTGCATACCATAAATACAGAGTATTTTAAAGGGTGCGGCTAAGGTTATTTGATTAGGGTTGCTTTTGCCTGATTTTCCTGTCCCCACATAGCTCCCCAAAATAACCCTCGACCCCGCGTGCTCGTCCACGTACTGCTTGTTGGCGGCGTGGTTACCCTCTGTCGGATTACCACTCAGGGAGAGAGGCCCTTGCATTATCCCGCCAGCCAGCGGCAGGAATGGAGCACTTTGCATACCAGCCAGAGCGGTGTTAAACTCCTCTTCGGTTCCGGTATATCCTTTCTCTTTTGCCGCCTGATAGGCGGACTTTCCAGGTGCACCATCCTTGCCGTCTGCCCCTGGAGCTCCGTCTTTGCCAGGCAGTCCCACCCCGGCAACTTTTTTGCCGTTTACAACGATAGCCATGTTACACCTCCACCCATTGCCACATGCCGATGCTGGCGACCGCGGTGGTGTACTTGTCAAAGTCGATTCTTTTCATACTGATTCGTCACTTCCTCTTTCTTAGAAGGCTTGCCTATTCTCTTCCAGGATGCTATAATGACTTCGCGGACCAACATTTTTACCCCCTCACCTTTCATTGGTCCATGCCACCCCCTCCGACGGGGGTGGCTTTTTATGTCTCCAAGAAGGTGGTGCGTGTAGTTATCTACTTTAGTTGATGCTCCCGCCGCTGTGCATACCACCTGAGCTAAAAATCAGAAAATCTCCTGTTATTCGGTATGTCTGGCCGCCATCAGAGGATGTGCCAAGTGCCTCCGCTCCACCCTCTACAGCGATTTTCCCTCCTGCCGATAGAGGGGTAATTAAGAGAATCGCCCCTTTAGGGCAGCGCATATTCCCAATCTCAGGGAGTCCGTCCCCTTCTAGCGACAGATAGTAGGTCTTACCCGTTGGGTAGGCTAATGGCCCATCTACCCGTACTGGGTGGCCCAGCTTACAGGTAACCTGTACGTCACCGTCCGATACCGCCAAAGCATTCGGCGGGGTGAGGCGCGTGATATATCCCGCATATTGACGAAATGGGAGCCCCGCGGCCACAGTCCCACCCTGCGCCTCAATTGCTTTCCGAATTGCCTCTTTCGTCTCCTGTAAATAGGTTAGCTTATCCGCAGCAGTGCCCACATCACACCACCTCCCCGTTGATGGCATCCAGCATGGCATTGATGTCACCAACCAAGCCATCCACATACTGCTTGTTGGCGGCGTGGTTTTCGCTGGTCGGCAGCCCGCTTAAAGTGAGAGGCCCCGTCATAGTCCCGCCAGTCAAAGGCAGATACTCGCCTCCGCCCTTCCCCGCCAGCTCGTCTATGGCCTCTTGTACGTTGGTAGCCTCCAGGCCGCTGCCTGTGTTGCTGTAGCCCACCTGTTCGGCCAAGAGGTCGCCGCCCTCTCCGTCTTCGGTTACTTCGATGGTGTACGGCCCTTCGCCCAGGCTCTCCCCCATCTGCATCGTGCCGCCGCCGGGGATTGAGAGCCAGGGCGCAGCCGTGGCGATAGCGGCTAACTGGGCGGCGTACTGCTCCAGTGTGGTGCCCTCCGGTGGTTCTATGCCCATAGCCTGTAGTGACGCTGCGATACTTGCCTTAGCGGCGGACAACCGGTCGATTTCGCCCTGAATACTCATACCACGCCTCCCGTCAAATGGCCGCCAGGGCCTCCTCAATGTCGCCCGTCAGGCTCACCGAGCCCCCGGTGGTGTAACCAGCAGGAACGGCAAAGGAGGTTGTGGTCAAGCCATCAATCTCGCCGGAGACCGCCCCATTGTTTGCCATTGAGCCAGTGACCTTCGCGCCTTTTGCGTAAGCTGTCTTGCCATTAAGGATATCCCCGGCAACCGCTGTGCCGTCAGAGGTGTCCACATAAGCCTCCGGGATGGCCGCCACTTCAACGGACGTGAGCACCTTCCCGTCCGTAGGCTCTACCGTTTGGACAGACTTGTTGGGTGTAACGCTCTTTGTCTCCGGGGTGATCTGCACCTTTCCTGTTCCGCTGTGATAGCCCTTCGGAATGGTGTAAGACAGCTTTTCCGGGGTCAGCGTTTCAGTTACCGCCCCATTGTTTGGCATGGTACCTGTGGTGGTCTTGCCTGCCTTGTCCACAAACACCTTGCCAGTCAATACGTCAGCGGCGGTAGCCGTAACGGAGGATACGTCCTGGTAGTTCCCGGGGATGGCAGCTACTGTCACGTCGGACAGGCCATAATAGCCGGGGTCGGGCGTCACATTCTGCTGGGATTTGGTTGGCGTGGCAGTCTTGCTCTGGAGGTTATAGTTTCCGCCTCCGGACACCCCAGAAACCGTTCCGCTTCCGTTGTGGTAGCCTTTGGGGATGGTATATGTATCGCCCTCTTGGACAGTAGCAGATACCGCTCCTCTGTTCTCAATTCCCTCAATTTCCGTTGCCAGCTTGGTCAGATCGTCCGTGCTTGTGCCGATGCCCAGTTCAACGGCCTTTGACCTGATAGTGTTCCGCGCTGTTTGGATTCTGCTGATTTCAGTTGCTACACTCATACTTTCCCACCTTTCAAATTGTCCCTAACAGGATTTCGATATTGCCTACCGTCTCCTGCACCGCGGCTGCGGTAATGGGGAGCGTATTATCACCCTCGTCAAAGCCGTTTACTGTGTCCACAGATAACGTCCTTGTGCCTCTGTCCAGCTTTAGCCCGTGCCCGATGTTGTAGGATGTACCTCCTCCACCCTCCGGTAAAGGGATATCCGACGCCTCATACCGTCCACTGTCCTGGTTCCAAATCTCCCAAAATCCATCCAGGCCGGGCCTCGGGGGATGCTTGGTCAGCTCTGTGATACGCTCCTCCATCTGCTCAAACTCGGATGGTAGAGGAGGTGGGAAAGCGTCTACGGCGTTAATGGAGTCATGGACCGTTGCGTAGAATATATTACTGTGCCGCACCTGCTCCCCGAGTGTACCCCTGACCTGCATTAAATACTGGCCGTCATCAGCCAGCATGGAGGCCGTCAGCAAGGCGGAGTATACTTGCCCGACGCGCTGGAGCTGGATAATATTCTTTTGACCGTCTTTCTCTACATCCACCTTTAAGTCCCACTCGTCTGTGAGGTCTGTGGAGATTTCAAGGGCTACAGCCTCATTGTCGCCCTCGAATCCGAGGCAAAATTTAGGCGGGGTGCAGATGTACCAATTTGTCATGATGAGCATTATGTACCGCCTCCATCCATAGCGACCACCTTGTCCAGAAGGGCATCGATCTCCTCACCGCTGTATTTGCTGGTGTAGTATTCGGTTGGTTCTTCTGCCGCTTCTCTGGCTAATAATTTCCGCTCAAGTGCCGCTACACGCTCCTCCAGAGTCAGTTCCATTTTCTCACCTCACACAATTAGCCGACGGCCAAGCTTGTCCAGAACAACGCGGCCATTTTTATCTTTCACTGGGCCGGAGACTATCTTCTGGGGAACGCCATAATACAAAATAATGCATCCATCCATTGAGCTCCCCCCGTTTCCTCCTGCTCCACCAGTTACAACTGAAGCCTTTTTTACATAAATGTAGGCAGTGCACCGGACATTAAGAGTTTCCGTCTTACTGGTTCCACCTGCACGATTAGACCATTTTAGTTTATTTGTTACAGAAAATCTTACTGACCCACATACTCCAGCGCCGCCACCACCGCTTCCTCCACTTCCGCCTGAACCATACGACGATGCATTATCTCCATCTTTACCTTTTCCCCCGCTTCCACCGCCATGTTGATATGCCTCTCCTTCTGCGTTTGCTCCATTGTATGTGGAGCTTGCGCCTGTATAGAAAACGGTCGCTTTACTGGCTACCAGTGCTGGGCTACCATTTTCTCCGTTCCCTCCGGCACCACCTCCTCCTGCGCCACCACAATCTGCCTCACAATTTGCCTCAGAATCAAACCAAAGAGTATTAACATTACTTCCTGAGGATGTTTTTCTGTCAGAATATCCTCTTTGGCTTATTCCTTCTCCGCCTTTTGCAGTTCCAGCATCCTTACCAGGCTCACCAGGGCCTCCACCATCTCCTCCATCAATTCCATCTTTTCCTGCTAAAGCATATGTTTCTCCTGTAACTGTATCAGTATATCCAAGGTTATTTCGATTCCCACTAACAGACGAAAGTGAGCCAAATGTTGTGACACTTTCCCCTCCATAGCCAGTTGCTTTTCCACAAGAATACGCTATTTTTTGACCGCCCGTGACATCGAGCGACGATTGAAAAATTCTACCTCCAAGGCCTCCAAGGCCTTTCTTTCCGCCTTTTCCTTCTGATTGGCTTCTGAGTGATGTTGATGCCGTAGTTGAGACAAACGTATTTTCGGGCACGGAGCTAGTGTTATTCGAGGAATCATTGGAAGACCACGCAATATTGCCAGGTTGACCATCTTCTCCAGGTTGGCCGCTTTGTCCACCATCAATCAAAACTGCTCTTACATATGTTGTCCCTTCAGGAACAGTCCACTCGCCTGCGCCTGTAAGAACTACACGGTTTTCGAGTAATTCAGTTTCCTCTATTTTTAATGGTACATATCCAACAAGCATCTCCGAACTTGATTTTAATGTGTTTGAGATGGTAATGTCTTCTTTTTCAATGCAAGCCGTAACTGGCTCTTTGTTATATGGGTCCCACGTCAACACACGGTTCCCTGTTGATTCCCCTTTATAGACAACTGGTGCTTGGATAGATTGAGCATGCTTATAGTAATTTTTCATCCGGTCTGCGACAGCCGCAGAGTTTGTGAGCGATACCAACGTAGCATTTTCGACCTTCTTTACATTTGGCTCTTTGGCTGAAACAATATCACGTATGATTTGGCTCTTGTTGTGTGTATACTTTGTTCCAGCAAGCTTTCCGGAACCAGAAGATAGTTTCGCGTAATTGGCCCCACTCTCTAAAATAGTAAAGCCAGATGCAGACAGGTCAAACACAGGATCATCAAATGTAACAATTTTCCCTTCTTCTACAGACCCTTCAAAAAGTGTAGATGACTCACCAGATTTTATATATTGATGTTCCGTAACAATTACTTGGGTTACTTTGGCCGCGTTAGTGACGCTCGGGCCCTGATACATTCGGTCTAAACCAAGGTTTCCGCTAATCCCATCCCAAAGGGCCGCAATCCGAAGAACTCCATTTAGATCAGTTCGAATAGTTGCGCCAATTGCAAATAGAACCTGTGACAAGTTATCCCTTGCTGTAGCGATAGGTAACCAACCATACAATTTTATGTCTGCTAAATTTGTTTTTATCTCGTATGGTATTGTGCCGCATATGGAAGCAAGAAGTTCGGATGCAGTCTCTCCAGAGTAGATTCCTCCATAATGCTGATTTTCAGATAAAAGCCCAATTGCGCTTGTTGCAGATATCTTATATGTATTAGGGCCATTCCGGTCAATGGATTTCACATAAAACACACCGGTCTGAACGTCATCATAAAAATAAACAATTGGAGCGTTTCTTTCAAACTCTGTAATTGTTCTGTCCTCAGTCTCAATTACGACTGATAAGGTATTGGCTTCCAGAGAGGAAGATAGAAGAGATGTTGCAATATGAAGATTTCCGCTTTTAATTTTGTTGCCCTCAAACACTCTGTCGCCATACACAATTTTGTTTTTGTTTGCCATCTCCTATCCTCACTTTTTACGGCTTGACCTGTGCGTCTATCGGGACAAAGCTTACCTCTATTTCTCCCCAATAATTTACGCTACCTTCTACCTTCTCCATGTCTTGAGATGCGCTAGTATAATACGCCTCGTAGGAGATGGTTGTCTGTCCGTCCGCAGCCTCCAACATAACGCTATCATCGACTGAGTGTTGGTACAGATAGTCCCAAAAGGTATCCAGCCCTTCGTAATTGTCTCCTCTGCGAAACACTGTAATCTTATGTCCAAGATAGGTTCCAATAACATCACGTATCATTCGACCGGAAAGCACTCGGCCAGCATTATCTCCATCTAGTACATTGAAACTTCGATTATAAGTCGAAATTGCAACATCTGCGTCAAACTCAATGCCGTTCAATTTGATATAGCTCATTTAACCCTCCACCAAATTTACGCCGATACGCTGAACTTCGCTCTGAGTTGCTTGATAAGATACGCGACCAAGCACCTGCTTGTCGATTTCCAAGATAACTGTATTGGAGCCGCCGCCACCATATCGCTGCATCCCACGGGCAACAGCGGCTTCAATCTCAGATGTTGGAGCCTCTATATTTGTCCCGCTCTTTTGATCTCCCAGTACGGCGAGGAACTCTTTATTAGGCGGTATGACCGCGCCTTTTGCAAGGGCAGGAACGTCATCAATTGAAAGCCTTGGTACTGACATTCGGCCTGAGCCGGATCTGGCTGAAAAGGAACCGCTACTTGTTTTTCCGCTACTGTTTAATGCTTTGAGCGCAACGCCACCGCCTAAAAGGGCTATTCCAGCCAGCAAGAAAAACGGATTAAGCGTCATTGCTCCGATTGCCACTAATGCAATACCAGCGAGCAGGAGCGCCGTAGATACCCACTGAGATACCTGATCAAGCTGCAACACTTCAACCCAACTTTTCATTTCAGTGCTATTGGATGCAGCTAATGCCGTACCAGCAATAAACAACCCAATTCCAGCAACTAGCAAGGCAATGCCGATCCCCTGCATACCTGGAACCAGAATCAAAACGAGGCCAATTATTGCAATGTACGGCGATATCTCTACCATTGCCGCGGACAGTGCAGAAACGATAGTATCAATTAGCGATTCGCCGCCATCCATATCCATTTTCCCAAACGCAAATATAGCAATACCAAGAACGATTAATCCTATACCAAGCAGGATCTGCCCAGCAACAAGAAGGACTATGCCAATAATTGCAACCCATGGACCAATAGCCTCTGCCGCTCTTTGCAATGCCGGAACAATTGTGTCTATTAATGCAGACCACTGTATGGTGTAATTGTTTCCTACCATCCAGAGCGCAATGCCGATTACAATGAGCGCAAGACCTTTAAGGATGCTTCCCGTCACGAGCAATACTACGCCGATTATAGCAATCAGAGGCCCGATAACCGCCGCCGCTTCTTGCAATCTTGTTAAAATATTTTGGATAAAGTCTCCTTCGTCGCCAGCGGCTTTACCAACGGCCCAAATCGCCGCACCTGCAATAATGAAGGAAATACCCATTAAGATATTCCCCATGATTACAAGGAGAACACCAAGAACCGCGATCAGGGGGCCAACTACTACAGCCGCCTCCGAAAGTCTTGTTTTTATGTTTTCAACAAAATCCCCCTCATCGCCTGCGGCTTTACCGACGGCCCAAAGGGCTGCTCCAGCGATAATAAACGCCACACCAAGTAGGATGTGTCCAGTGATGACAAGAAAAACACCTAAAACGGCAATCAGGGGACCAATGACTGCGGCCGCCTCCGAAAGTCTTGTTAAAATATTTTGGATAAAGTCTCCTTCGTCGCCAGATGCCGCCCCCGTAGCCCAAATTGCTGCGCCCATAATGATTAACGAAATGCCAATAAGAATATGTCCCGTAACAACCAAAAGAACGCCAATCACGGCAACCAGAGGCCCGATAATAGAAAGGGCCTCACCAAGCCCTCCTTGTAATAACGCCTTTATAGCTTCTGGATTCGATGTAACAGCATCCACAATAGCAAGCGCACCAGCTACCATCAAGGCGAGTCCGACCGGGATACTTGCTCCTGTAAATACAAGAATTGCACCAATTGCAAGGAGTGCAGCACCAGTAAGTAGCTCAAGGATGGCCGAAAGGGCATCCTGAATACTGGTTTTTACAATAGAGAAATCTGGCTCGATTGATTGGTCCTGTTGTGCCTGATTTTCGCTTTTATTGCTGCTCCCTGAAAGCTGGTTGATTTCATCAAAAGAGGCGAGCGACTTCCCAGCTTCCTCCGCAGCCTCACCCGTTTTTTCAAGTGCTTCTGTTTCCTCATACAGATTTTCAGCGGAGTCCGCAGCTTTCTCTGCTGTTGTACCAAAAAGCGCAGCAGTAATCCGGGCGGCCATTGAAATTATACGGGCCAACATATCGACAAAACTTGTAAATGCTGGTATAATGACCTCAATCATCGGCTGAGCGAGTGTCAGGAGAGCCCCTTTTAGACGTGCAATAGATGCTCTAGCCTCGTCATTTGTTTTGATGACTTTCCCCATCCATTCACGGAACTTCGCAAGACCTTGTGTAATGACCGTGAATACAAGCGCACTTCTGATAACTTCACGCATGCGAGAGGAAAATTTGCTTGCGCTCTTTTGCGCTCTATCTACTGATTTTGCCATTTTGGCGGCGGCAGGGCCGGACTTTGCCATGTTCTGCTGGAGCCCTCCGGCTTCCTCTTTTGCCAGGTTCAACTTTCCTTCTAAGCCAGAAATTTTGGAATCATAATCTGAAAGCGCTTTTTCAGCCTGCCTCCACTCTTTCTCAATTGCGTCAACCTTTTCTTGTTGCTTTTTCAATTTGGAATCGACCATAGGCCTGTCAGAATAGGCACGCATATAGTCATCAGCGGACGAACCAGGTTTCATGGCGGCATTGATAGCATTCTGTTCGTCCTGGAGCATGGATAACTGCTTCCTGGCCTCCTCCAACTCCGCATTTACAACGTTGAGGTTTTCTACTAAAGGAAACCTCCCCTGCTTTTTGGACGTAAGTTGATCTTCAAGCGATTGGATTTTCTTAGCAAGCTGATTCAGCTCTTTTTGTGCTTTCTTATTGTCAATATTGGTTTCAATGACGATGGAGCCGTCAGCGGCCACATTAAACACCACCTTGATAGGAGAGATTTACATTGGAAGGGTACAAAGAAATCATTATTACAAGAGAAAAATCGCCGTGGGGATGCGCTGTTGACTTCACGGTGCTTTTGGATGACAAAGTGGTTGGGATTTTAAGAAACGGCACAACCGTTTCTGCATACGCTCAAGATGGACCCCATACGCTTTCGTTCCAAAAGGGGCGTAAAATCGACTGTTCAATTTCAATCCTCGTATCGCCGGATGACACTTCAAAAATTGTAAACACAGCAATATCTGGATCACACCTCGTAGTTGAGAGCGAATACGCAACAAATACGCCGCAGGCAGCCGTATTTGATACAGAAAACAACCAAACAAATCGGAATAGACGGGTTAAAAACAATGTTCTATTCGCCGTTGTAATTATTGCCGCTGTTCTTTCGGCTGTTGCCATTACCTTTGGCAGCCGTACTGCTAAACCATCAAATTCTGGTTCTAATGGGCCAGCGCAAAACGAACTTGTCAACCAGCAGACACAGCAGCCAGAACCATCCGAGAAAATAGATGAAAACAGTGTCGGCATTGATGCAACGCTAAATGCAGACCGATTTGACCTGTCGATTGTGGATATAAAATGGACAACCGCTCTTGAAACATCGCTCGGCACAATAGAGCCGGAAGATTCAGGAAAGGGGCTATTGTGTGTAATCTTTTCTGCAAAGAACACAACGGAAAATGTTCAAAATGTAGCAAACATTGGCTTTAATGCTTACGCCGATGGGCGAAAGGTGTTGCCGAAGGTCGTTGTTGGCACCGTAGATGATGCGGTGGTATTTGTTGGTGCTGTTTCTCCTGGTATGGAAATTGTCGGGCATGTTGTATGGGAACTTCCAGACGATTGGGAGGAATTTCAAACATCTTATATCGATCTTGGAAGTGCCAGAGACAGCAAACAGCACTTTACAATTCACAGGGAAGATATTAATTAGTTATAAGAGCCCCCGCTACCTCATATCGAGATAGCGGGGGCTTTTTTATGCCGTCAGTTCTTTTGTTCCATCCATCCCAGGCAAGCACATCTGCCCAGTGATTTGACGGTTAAAGGAAACCGGGACCGGGATGTTCCAGGTTGCGAATACGTCTCTTGTCATAGCGCCCACCTCCTGGGGCGTACTGCCCATGTCCAGCATCACTCGACGGGTAATTCGGATCAGGTTTGCAATGGCGTTGGGAGATACCTCCGGGGCAATGCGGGCGGGTGATTTTAACTGCTCGTTCATCTTCTCAAAGGCCGTGACGTAGGCCGCTGTAAACAGTACGCCTTTTTTGCCTTGCATTTTGTTTGCAATCATGTCACAGCCCTTTTTGGTGATTAAATAGCTGGGCCGTTCTTGGTTGTTTCCATCCATGTAGCTGCTTTCAATGAAGAAAGAGCCGTGGGCGAAGTTCCCCTCGGCTAAATACTGCTGGTAGGTCCGAATACTTTTCAAAAGCTCGTTATGATTTCTTCCAACCATTTCAGCCACGTCCCGACTATCAACTACATCTATGTCGTGGAAATTAAAAACTTTAAGTTCGTTCATGCGGTCGTCTCCTTCCAACTGAATCCAGAATCTATGCAGCTCCCAAGCAAACGGTCACGCACTTCAATGGTGTTTTTCCAAAGGAGCGCCATAGCCTCCCTCACTGGATTCGCTTCCTCGCTGGACTCGTACATACTGGCAAGCAGGATTTCCATTGTACTGCAAATCTGGTTTAGGTCGTTTGCTGATTCTTCCACCGAATCACGCAACTGAATCATTTCTGGCCTCATTCCGCATCACCGCCTTTCACCGCGATAACCACCTGTTCGGCCCTTACACCCAGATAGGCGGCGGCAATACGCTTGACCCAATGCTCGTTGTTAGTCAACTGGTTAAGCAATTCTTGAAGAGTGTTTTTCTCGTTCATATGGAAAACCTCTTTTCATATTGATTAGAGGCTCCCACTGTGATAGAATGGATTTATCCAGTGGGAGACCTCTGGTGATGTAGAGTGTTGGTGTTGCTTGCTAGGCCCGCCAGCACTCTATTTTTCTACCTCAGACCTAACCTTTTGGATACCAAGCCGGATAATATCACTTCTTGTTTTGTCCAACTTCTCACAGCAAAAATCTAAGTCTTCAATCGTTTGTTTGTCGGCTCTGATTTTTAACTGTATATCTTTCGGGTTTTCGGCCTTTGGTCTGCCTGTACGGGGCGACATTTTATCACCTTCTTTCTGTGTACACATTTATTATATAGCGTGTACACAGAAAGTCAAGAGGTTTTCCAAAAATATTTCCGCTATCTCAATATGAAGTTTTCAAGGTGCAGTTAACCGGAGGTTATCCCCCTGTCCAAATCTTTACAAGGTCATTCTCCGCCTCGCTGTAAGTCTGCTTGATGTCGATAATGTCACGGTTCTTTCGGTAGAACTCCCTGTCAGACTTGTCCAACGGCTTGCCCTTTGCCTTCTTGTCGCGGATGCGGACGATCTGGGCAAAGAGGCAGTCCCCTATTTCCGCATAGGCCGCGAGGATAGTCCACCAGTGGATGCCGCCCGTGTTGGTTTCGATGTCGTAGTCCACAGCGCGGGCTTCATAGCCCAGCACACGGTTGATAGGGCCAATGATGCGGGGGAAGTCCATAGGCCAGTCCACAAGGTGGGGGCCTTTCTGCTTCCGTGGCTCCTCGCCGCCGTTGATGAATCGAAAAACCTCTTTCATGGCCGCGTCATAGTCGGTCAGCTCGTCAAAATCCACATAGAAGATTTGGAGCACGTCAAGGGCCCGGTCTTCCTCGCTGGAATCGGGGTCGTTCATGGCCTCGAAAATGTCGAGGATAACCCGATAATCATAGCGGATAGCAAACTCCTGCCCGTCTATATCCACGCTTTTTGGAAGTCCATAGCTCATGGCGTGCTCCTTTGGTTACTTCTTCTGATACTTCTGGTATTTCGCTGTGTACTTGCTGATGCGCGGGTTAGTAAGCTTCTGCTCTCTGGTGAAAGTGGTATCAATCTCATCCATGACCGCCATCATCAAGTTGCACCAGACAGGGAGGCCGTTGGCAATGGCATAGACATTCATGCCGCCGAAGACAGACTCGCTCACAGGGGCCTCGAACACGCCGTCAATAATGCCGCGCATTTCAGCGTCCCGCTCTTTGGCAAACTCGAAGATTTCCTTCTTGTCCACCATCTTCTCGATCTGTGCTTTGTAGCTCTCCTGCTTCTTGTCCAGATCCTCAAAAGCGGAGTACAGCCGCTCAACGAAGTTGCTGTCAGTGGGGTTGAACGACACCTCGCACTTGCCATTCAAAGAATATGTAACAAGGCCGGAGTCAAAATTCAGTTCCTTCATAAGTTAAACCTCCACGGTTCCCGGTGTGAATTTCACAGTTCCATCACTAATCGATGCTGTACCAACAGTTCTAGTGCCGCCATATGTAACATCAATTGGCATCCCAATTGTGCCACCGCCTTCACCACCGAGCCCGGACGGCAAAATAGAGCATGAGGAGTATCTTTCAGCAAATACCGCTGTTCCGGCCGTCCCCGCATACAGATGGACAATAAGCATATCTTGATTCATCAAAGCGTTCACGTTCTGATCTTTGATAGCAAGGTTCCAGATTTTTTCCTGTGCTGCGTCATCTGCATCCAACTCACATGGGTCAAAGGTTTGTGTAATGGTTGGTTTCTTCCCGTTGGTATAGGTATTTCCAAAAATATCAACTTTGGTTTCTGTTTGCCAGTCGTATTCGGCTGAACTGTCCTCTACACGCTTACCGATTGGAGACCAAGTAGGCGTAGAGCTCTCTCCAGTGTTTAGGTAAGCAATTAACATTTCACGGCCTACGGTCTGGCCCGGCGTAGTATTAAAAGTCAAATCAGACTCAGGCATTGTTTTTCTCCTTTCAAACGCCAACTTCATATGTCAGTTTCATCAAAATCTGGTAGTCTTCATAACCGTCCTCATAAGCGGCAAATTTAGAGGATTGTGTGGTGGGCTCAACTCGGAGCGCCCGAATCTCGTCTCCCAAATCAGGAAGATTTTTTCTCGCCCAGTCACCGAAGTGGTTCAGTAGCTCGTCAGCCTCCAGGCGCTTGTCGTTGCTGCGCCCAGGCTTAATACGATAAATTAGTTTGAATTGGTACTCCGCCTGATAGCCGCCCAGGATGAACCGCTTTGTGATATAGGTCCCCTGGATGGTAGACAATGCCATACCGGCCTCGTCTCCCTGGTCAGCGGACAGAAACTCATATTTAATGATGTCCACCGGCTTTTCCGGGAAGGTATTGGTCCACACCAGCATGGAGCGGGAGATTTTATCCACTTCTTCTGTCGCCGCCAGCATGCGGGGTTTCTCTTTTTTCTCAGAGTCCACGTTTCACCGCCTTATCCGCCGTCCGAATCCAGTTATCCAAATTCTCGGCCTTGCTGGCTTCGAACCAATGGGATTGTGCCTGCGCATGTGATGCTGTATTAAATACAAGGTTTTTGTCAGTCAAGACCTTTGTTGTGCCCTTTGATGCATAACTGCTACCTGTAGCCGGGTCTACCATTAGTTTTCCAAAATATAAGTAGCGTGCATATGGGCCTGGGTAAATCACTTCTGAACCATCTACCCGCGTCCGTTTGTCCAATGATCCGGTAAGCATCGGAACATATGGTGATGTGTCCTTCCGCACCTGGAGTGCCACAGTATGCTCCGCTTTGGTGCACTCCTCATCCAACTTGTCCCTGATTGCCTCCAGCCCTTCGGCGCGGAAACTGAATTTCAGCATTAAACCCCACCAACTTCCCAATGAGCCATTTCACCGCCGAAATCCTTTTCATCGACTTTAGTAATATCGTACACACCGTCGTAGGCTGCCTCTATGGTCTGTACCGTCCAGTCCGGGTGTATAGCCTCACCCTTGATGAAAAAGCTATCACGGGCCACAGAGAGCGTCCATAGGTCGCTTTTATCATCTGCTTTCCAGAACTCGACTGGCCCGACATACTTTCTTTGGATGCCTGTAACGCCGTCTACCGCCTCAACCGAAAACGGAATGTACAGGTTGACTGCATCCGCTTTTTCCAGCCCGCTCTTGGTTACATTGGAACCCTTGGAGGCATCCAGAAGGACTCCCCGTAGGACAGTGATGTGGTTTGCTGTGGTCTCCTCAAGAGTGGAAGGGTCCGTCTCAACGTAGGTGTTATAGACCGTCACAACATGGGGGAACATGTCCATAGCCGCACCCCCTTCCACGGTATAGAAGGCCCGTACCGGCTAAATACTGCGCTGCAACAGATGCAAGATGTGTTTGTGCCGCCTGCGCCGCTGTCGCGGCCTGCTGGGCACTTTCACCGCCGCTTCGGTAGGTCTTGGACCAGCTACCCACACTCTGGCTTTTCAACTCTCCAGTCTCTCCAGCATTTGCGGAGTTTTTAAGGGCATTCAGGGCCGCTTGCTGGGCAAGGTCGATGCTCTGGTACTGTTCTGCCACGGCGCAGCAAGCCATCTTTACTGCGTCCAGCTCTTTGTTTTGAGCCGCCCGGCCCTGCGTGTAGTAGTCCAGAAAGGAACTTGCACGCAGGGACAGACGAGGGAAGTCAGCCCTTTGGATAGCCGTGCCTAGATACGCAGCAGTGTAATACTCATAATCTGCGTAAGCCATCAGGCCGCCCCCTTACTTCTTCGCACGGGCTTTCGTCTTAGCCTGCGGCTCAAACGTCGCCCCAGTGAAACTAAATTTCACTACGCTGGAATCATCAACAAGCACCTCGAAGGTATCATCCTTGGTCACCCGGAAGACAATGTCCGCGTCAAACAGGATGTCTTCCTTTGTAGGAGAGCCATTTTTCTTGAAGGTCATCTTTGTCCCGGTCTTTGTCAGGTGAAATGGGAAATAATACCCGCTCTGCTCGTCCGGGGCGTCGCTGAACTCGGTGTAGTTGGTCACATAATGAAATGTGCCCGTTACAGCGCCACTCGCATAAACCTTCAGGTCATCACCCACAAGCTCGGAAACCTGTTTCCCCAATAGGGCCTGACCGCTGGGGAATAGCGTTAAAGTGTCAGACCCTATTAACCCCCCTCCGGTGCGTAAACAGCAAAAGGGAAGGCGTTCTCATTGCCGACGTTGAAGGCGTTGATGGGGTTGGGAATCTCCCAGCCCAGCCGCATGACGGCGCGGAGGGCCACCATGTCGTTCTGCATCAGGTTATAAAGGATATTGCCAGTGGTGGGATCTTGCACCACGCCGCTATCGAAAATCTTAAAGGTCATGTCCTGTCGGATGGCATAGACCAACTGGCTCCAGTCACCCACGATAGCCAAAGATTCCTCCGGGTCGTAAGCGCCGTTCACGGGGAAGTACATGCTCATGCCGTCCAGCGCGTAGCGGGTATCTCCCTGCATATCGGTCTTGAAAATGGGCTGGCCGTTCTTGTCCACAAGGCCGCGCAGCTTGGCGCGCATCTGGATAGCCGCCATTACGCCGTTGGGGATATAGCCGCTCTCCTCCACTTTGGCAATCACGCCGCCCTCGCCCATGATGTCCTTGAAAATGTCGCTGGTAGCGGTCACAACAGCGCTTGCGGTAGTGGCAGAAGGGACAAGGCCATCACGCCAAGAAGTCGGCTTGTCCGTGCCGTACAGAATAGCGGCGTCGATGACCTTTCCGAATGCCTCCTGAAGACGGGGCCGCACCTCGCCCCAGATGTCGTAGTCGCTGTCGTCCAGAACGGCCTCGGGGATGGGGACAATAACCGCAATTTCCTCGGCGTAGATTTTCTTCTTGTCCCACGCCATATTGGTGGTCTTTTTCAGAGACGCCTTGGAGTCGGACGCGCCGGTGGTCGCCTCGCCGTTCACAAAGTAGGCGGTGGGCAGGGCGTCCAGCACATTAAGGGTCTGGGTCTTGCTGGTCATGTTGGGCAGCCGCCGGGCCATCCGCAGCACGGCGGACTCCGTTACGGCCCCCTGGATAATTTCACGGGTTACGGGCTCAGGGATAAGCCCAGAAAGTTTGCTTCTATCGATAATGTCAACAGCCATTTATGTTCTCCTTTCATTTCAGTGCGCCCCGGATCAGGGCGTTCATTACATCGTTTTCTCCTGTTTTTTGCTTCCCTCCGCCCACTGGAGCAGTCCAGTCAAAGGAAGTCTTCTTGCGGTCGGCGGTGAGCGCGTCCACGGCCTGCTCAAAGGTGGTCTTGTCGTCCACCATCTTCCCTGCCTTGAAGGCGATGAACTCCGCCTCCTCGCCGGTCAAGCCCTTTTTCAGGACATACAACTCACGCTTCAACTGGTCTCTCTCCGCTTCTGCGGTTGTCAGCTTTCCGGAGAGAGTATCCCTCTCGCCAGTCAGCTTGTCCCAGCGTTCTTTCTCTCCGGCCTGCCCGTCCTTCCAGGTGCGGTAGGCGGTCAGCTCTTCTTCGCTGGGCATTCCCTTCATGGCTTTTGCAAGCCGCTTGCCAATCATGGAATCCACTTCCGCCTGAGTGAAGGTTTTCTCAGGAGCGGGCTCCGGCGCAGGGGCCGGGGTAGGGTTATTGATAGGTTCGCTCATAAATACCTCCGTTTATTGTCAGGGCCGTCGCCCTGCGGTTTTACGCCTCTCGGCAAAATAGAAAGAGCCATCAAACCGTTACAGTTCGTAACCGGTTCAATGGCTCTTGGCTCACAGGCTCTTGGCTCTATGCGATATTTACTTCCATGTCGTGCTTACATGCCTTGCATCGAAACGGCATGTGCTCTACTTTGGTATCCGGTCGAACCGGGAAAAGAGCTTTCCCGCAGTACGGGCAGCAATACCATGTTTTCCCGTTAATTTCTTTTATCACGCGCTGTCCTCCATAACATACCACTTGCACTTCTCGCAGACTTCATTTGCTTTATCTACGTCAAACGGCTCTATTGCAAGCTCCATGTCCATCTCGTCCTCCCGAACTTCTTGGACCTCATAGCACTCTCCATATAGGATTTCTCGCCCAAACAGAGGGCAAACGCATTTATCATTGTGATTTTTCGCCATATCATTTCCCCTCCAAATAGTCCCGATACTTCTTTCTCAGCTTTTCCGGGACCGCTGTTACAATCTTCCCGTCAACGCTTAAAACTACATAACCGCTATCTGCCAAGAATTTCAATGTATTCCGGTCAGTCTGATACAAAACTAACCTGCTGTTATTTATGATACTCTGCGACGCTTCAATCGTCAATGCAGATCTATCCGGTTTCATCGTAAGGTTATTTGCAAAGTGGTCTGTCACGCCGCTAATCTGCGGCGGGTCAAGCTGCACCTGATATTGTCTGGAAGAGAATTTACCGACAATTTTTATGTTCCCTTGATATGATTCCAGACCGGAAAATTGTTTTATGCTGGTTAGCTCTTCCGGATATTGAACCTGCATTCTTTCTCTTTGTAACGGTAGCCCCGCCGCCTCGCTGAACGCCTTGTATTCCTGATTCAGTCTCCAGATACGGGTAGTCACCGCCTGGTAGTTCTCCGTCAGTCCTGCGGCCTTGTATGCGGTCTGTTCTCGCTTCAGCTTGCGGATAGTTCGCTCGACCTGCCGCTGTTTCTGTGTGGCCTCATAAGCTGTGTAGTGCTTTCCCTCAAAATCCACGTCGTGCCCATCGTCTATGTGAGCAAGTTCTTCGTCGGTATATGTTCGCTCCATCACACAATCCACAAAGGCAGTCCTGATATGACGGCAGTTTGCACCCTCCAAGCCGTCCACATAGCCAAGCCCGCACACCTCATAAATGCTCGGATACTTGTCTCCGGTCCTTACGGAGTACACCCGGCCCTGCCATGCCTTGTGGTTTTGCCAGCCAACACCCTTGTCCCGAGCCCCGATGTGGGCGGACACTTCAAAATAAGGTGTTTCCAGATACTCTGCGCTCTGCTCCGTGTACTTGGCACAGATCTGGGATACGCCTGTCATCACCGCCCTGCGGGCTGCCACGTCGATTTGGTCTCGGTGTCCGCTCTCATAATCCACGATCTTGATACCACTGTCCGCAAGCTGTTTGACGGCGCTTTTGATGGCCTGATTGTAAGAGATGGCCCCGCTCGTGATCTGCATTTCAGCGTTATCCAGCGCCCATTGATAGGCCCTGGCCGTGGGAAGCATCGTCCGCCCGTTGTCCACCAGAAAGCCCATAGAGCCGGTCATGTTATGGAATGTCTGTTTGGTCTGCTCGTAGATAGCCCATGTGTCCTCGATGCTAACCAGTGTTTCCGGTGCAGTTACACCCGCAATGTCCATAACCTCCTGGTAGTACCGCTGGTTCCGCTCCGCCACGTCGTCCAAGAGCTTTTGCAAGTCCCGCTGGCTGATGTTTGCGGTGCGCTGGATGGCCTTTTCTATGCCCTTTAGGTCAATGCCATGGGAGCGGAGTGCCCGTATATCCTGTACCGTGACCTCGTTCAGCTGCCCGGCCATCTTTAATCGGGAGCATATTTCCTCAAGGAGTGTCAGTTCAAGAGAGCGGTACAGCTCCGCCAGCTCTTCGGGCAAGGCGTCAAGAACTTCCGGTTGAAACGGATATTTCATGCGCTTTCCTCCGTTTCACGATTTCGTCATAATGAGGCGCAACCCGAATTACATTCCAGTCGCACTCTTCTGGGACATGTCCATAAAAAATGACCCATGACGGCTCCAACCGTTTCATCATCTCTTCATACCCACGGAGAAAAAGACGCTTGCTTTCCTTGCTCCGTTGTGTGCCTACGCTTGAAACAGACACAACTCCGCCAACCGGCTCACCGTCAAAGCACCATTCGTAGCTATCTTCATCACTCCAACTAATCGTCGGATATACTGTGATACCATGCAACTGCCAATATGCCGCAAGCCAGTGCTTGCGGTAGTGATTGTATATCTGCATTGCAAGCGGCATATCCGTGTATGTTGAGAAGTCCGGGGAGCACACCGCCGCAAATTGAGATAACTTCTTTATGTAGTCATCTGGACGGTTCCAATAGCGGGTGAACTGGTAATCGTCAACGAAACAATGGACAATCTTGCTCGCTGGTCCTTTTGCACTGTTGGCGTAATTCATGGGTATAAAATCGCCTTGCGGATATGCCGTTACCGGCTCTATTTGCGGGATGTCATAGCGACCAACGCCGGGAAACATAAACTTATCAAGGTTTTCAAAGTTAGTCATTTCCTATTCCTGCGCCTTCGGCTTAGAATTTGGTCAATCATTCTGATTTTTGCGTCCGCATCCGCAAATCCTCTAACCTGAGAAGCGCTTTTACTTGCGGCACTCCTCGCAAATCTTTGGTATTGGTCGTTCGATGTTCTTTTCAGAGTTTCGCGCTCTTTTTCAAGAGATTGTGTGCTTTGCCGAGAATATGCTGCAATTTGCTCATTATAAGCTGCACGATATGTGCCGCCGGGGGTATTTGCTCCCGTTTCTCCCCGATGAACTTTCCCGGTACTGTCCGTATATTCATAGTACCTCGCTCTTGCACGAATTCCGTTTTGAATTGCGTCATTTCGCTGGGCGCTATCTTCTAAGCGCCTATATTGTTTCTCGCCCAAAAAAACGCCGCCCGCACTTCCTCTACCGCCCACTACTCAATTTCCTCCTCTCCCTCGTCCGTCAAATCTTCCATCTTTGGCAGCATCTTCTTTGCCGTGGCCTCGTCCTCGTTGTACCACTTCATGCGGTACTCCCAGTCGTTCATGATTCCCGCAGCCAGATCCTGTCTGTCGTTGTTTCGCTCCGTAGTCTTGTCCTCGATGATGGAGTCATCAAAGTCAATGGTCACTTTTGCTTCTTCGTTCAGGCCTTTGTTCATAGCCGCATTCCCAATCCGAAGAATGATATGGCACAGCTCTGTAATAGCCTGTTCCAAGATAATTTCATGCTTCTTGATGGTGCGGAACATGGTGCTATTCTCGCTGATGACCTGGGTGGCCGTGGTGATGTTCCCACTGTCAAAGCGGTAGTACGTCTCCCCAAAGCCGCATTTGCTGGACAGCAGATTAAGTTGTGTCTGCACGCCCTGGGTGTGTTCCGCCGTTCGCAGGTTCATGTCGATAGGCTGGATGATGTTCCCGCCCTCGATGTCCTCCGGCAGCATATAATAGGCAAGGTCATCAGGGTCAAAGACCGGCTCGCCATCCAAATACTTCTGCGCGGACGGCTTGACCATAACCCGCTTTTTCCCGAGCACAAACTCATTGACATAGCTGTCAAAGGCGATGTCTACGCCCTTCATGCTGTCGATGGCGTTGGCGTATACCGAAATCCCGAGCGGGATAGAGTAATCGAAGTTGTTGGCGATGTTTGGCCGATCAATGACAAACTGCCGCCGGTCGCTGCCGGTGTGGACCACGGGCGGCACCCGCTCAAACCCCTTCACTGAGGTCAGCGGAACCTCAGTATCCACGTTATGGTTCCGATATGTATACAACCGATTCTCAATGTCGTACAGACCGTCCACCTTCCGGTGAATTTGCAGATAGCAATAATCATCCTCGTTTACGTTGACGATACTGTCAAAGGCACATTCAGTAATGACGCCATTCTGCCAGGACAGGGGCCAAATATGCTCTACCGTAACATAGTCGATAATTATATCGGTGGCGCTTCCTGGAATCGGCCCTGCTTCCGTGGCCTCCATGCCCACTACACGGGGAATAAAAGCCACCGTGCCAAGAGCGAAGGCCATTTCCTGCATCTCATTGGAGCGCACGCGAAAGTTGTTCTCATTCAGAACCCGGTCAATAAACTCCTGCTCCTTTGTGCCATCCAGAGTGATTTCAACCCGCTCATTCATAAGCAGATTAGCCCAATCTTCAGGAATCTTCTTCCCCATGTTGAGACTGTACCGCTTGCAGCTCACCATCCCGGCCCCGTTGCGCACCCGATATCGGTGGAACTCCTTCACGTCTCCCTCATACCAGGACTTCCACTCCAGAACCTTGCCGTAAAAGCCCGCGCTGACGGTGGCAAAGCCCAGCTCTTTGAGTTTGTCGATGATAGTCACTTTCTCACCTCATTACCGGGAAATACCGGACCAGAATAGTGTTTGCGAAATATCGTATATCATCCATGGCGTGGTCGTCTGCCTTGATGACCTTGTCCACAGTGGATTCCTCGTCCCATCGGTATAGGCCAAATTCTCGGATGGCGTCTTTACACTGGCGGTGTATTTTAAGTTCCCCGCTTTTGAGATAGACGGAAGTGCGCCGTATCCCGTCCATTACGTCATTGTTCGCTTTGACCACATGGAACTCATTGTGTCGGAATACCGTAGTGATGAAAGACGCCGCCGACGGGTCAATGACCACATAGTCCACGTTATAGCCGTCTGCCAGTTCCCGTATCGCCTGGTAGTATTCTTCATCAGTCAGCTGCTTCTGCGTCCCACGCCCGCTGTAATAATACTCCTTGATTCGGACAGCCCCTTGCTTTGTCACGCACCAAAGGCCGGCGGAAAATGGGTTGAGCGTTCCATAGTCCACGGATATATAATACCGGCCCGCCGGCGGTTCCTCGTCCACGATGTTGCTCTCGCCAAACATGGGGTAGATTAGTCCCTCGGCCAGCGCCCACCGTCCCAAAATATAACGGTCGTAAAAAACCGTTCCTCGATACTCCCGCTTTAGGTTCTCCACAAAAGCCTCTGGGAGAAACGGATTATCATCAATTGTGTACGTTTGGCTGAAAACATCCGCCTTGCTGTCCAGGAACGCTTTTAGCCAATGATTCGGTCCCTGTGGATTGTACGTACCGTCAAAGCATGAATACGCTTTATCCAGGCGGCTTTTCAGCAGTTCAAAGACTTCCTGGCTCCAGTCTGCCACCTCGTCGCCGTAGCAGTATTTGATGGACGCGCCGCGGATTTTCGAGACCTGGGAAACCTTTTCAGCTCCAAGGCAGTAGCACTTTTCTCCAAATATCCACGCCGTATTGTCGCTGGAGATTGTGCCAACAAGAGCATCACCATAGATCGTTCGCATAGGCTCAAGCACATTCCGCTCAATGGTGGACTTTGTGACGCCAAGAATGACCGTCAGCCCGTCCTTGCCGACACGCTCCCGGATGCGGATTGGGATAATCCACCGAAAATCAAGGTATGTTTTCCCCGATCGAGTAGCCCCTCCCTTAAAGTTCCAGCGGTGATGCCCCTCTCGGACAAATTCAGTTTGTTTCGGACTTAACAGCATCTCTGAACTCCTTCAACAGCCCGTCCAGTTTATTCAAACTGTCGTTCCCGCTGGCTGTGTTCTTTGTGGCCTTGTCAACGATAATCCCGAAAGAAGTGGCGATTTGAGACAACCCGGCATCGCTTATCTTTTCTGGGTCTGTCAGCGCCATTAGGTGCAGGTCGATCGCTTCCTGCATCTTCTCTTTGCGGGAATCCATAAAGGCCAACATATCAAGCGTGTTCTGCTTCTTTTTTTGTTGCGCCTTTTGGGCGAATCCTTCGCAACCTAACACAACACGCTTAACGGTATCTTTGGAAACCCCATTGATTTTCGCCGTAGCGTTATAGCTCTCGGTCTCCAGATAATCAGCCACAATTTTCTTTTTTTGCCTGTCCGTCAGCCGTGCAGCCATGTCACCACTTCTCGCCTAAGTAGAGTCTTCAAATTCCCCCACCGCCACCGATAGAGCGCGCTCTCTCTTTTTCTTTCTTTTCTGGGGGATTATAGGGGATAATAGATAGGGGGTTATAGGGGGGAAGGAAGAGGGGGAAAAAGGGGGCGGTTTTCTTTCTTTTTCTCTCTCCCGGTTTGCTAGCATTTGCTAGACTTTGCTACATCGCCGCCTACTGTCGAGCGCTGGCTCGGATACGGCCAGCCGTCACAGCCTGTTAAGCGATACACCCGTGTGAGTTGATAGCCACCCCCGTCTCCTGCAACTGCGGGGCGGCAAATATTTTTCAAAATATGTATTGACAATATCATATTTTATGATATAATTAAGTCATAAAAAGTAAAAGGAACAATATAGGAGGTAAAGTCATGAAACACTATGAATATTGCGTTTGCAAAGACGGCTGGATGATGGGTGCTTATATGGACGACAAGAAGGGAGCCGAGGATTGTGCCGCTCGTTATGCCTCCCAGTATCCTGACAGCAAGGTTGAGATCAAGGTCAATGTTTATGACGAAATGGAATACCGTTATTTCAAGGAGGTCGGTTGCTGATGACAAACAGAGAAGCATACGTGTTTGGCTGGGTGTTCGGTCGGCTCAACGCGGCGGCATATCCGCAGGAGATCGGAGGGGATCTCACCCTTGCCGCTCAGCGCCCGTATACAGCACTCGCCAGAGTCATTTCTGATGCTCACAGGCTTGGCCTCCTAAAGAGGGATCTCGACCGGCAGGTTGCTGAGGCGCTTTGCGAGATCACCAGCATTGACCCGCCCGTGGAGGGAGGGTCTGAAAAGTTCCAGCCCCTTGAAATGCAGGGGGCTTGGCAGTTAGGCTATTTTGCCGGTAAAGGCAAGCGCCCCCTTGCGTCTGTCGAGTTTGATATTTCCGCCGCCAGAAAGGCCAAAGGCTTGACTCAAGCCCAGCTTGCGGATGCGATGGACGTTAACCAGGCCGTGATATCCCGCTGGGAGAGCGGCAAGGTCAGCCCCAATGCCGGGAATTTGGACAAACTGAAAGAAATTCTGAGCTAATCCTGCCGCCCCTCCGGGGGCGGCTTTTTTGCCCTCTCCAGCTCGTGCGCTTTTGGGGGCATAGATACCCCTTTCGGGGTATGCTGCGGGTTTGGTCAGGCTTTCCGCGGGTCTGACAGCATTATTATTTTAGTTCGGCCTCTTCCAATGGCTGGCCCTTGTTGTCCAGCAACCGCTGCCCCACCGAACCGCCCGGTGTTATGTTCACAAATGAATCCCATTTCTCTTGAGCCGCTTCATTGACAGCTCATGGAACACGTCCCATTCCGTCGTTCCTTTACGAACTACCCCTACGTCTTTTGGCTTTGGCCATACGATGTCTTTCTCTTGTTCTTTTCTCCAGCGCTCTGAGTAATCGCAAAACTTTTTCAGTCTATCCCAGTATTCTTTTGACTGTTCCCAAGGGCGTAAGTCGTTATTGTATGCTGTCTGTGCATGTCTGAGCAGTTCAAATGGATCTCCCATTGTGGTTATCACTCCAGTTTTGGTGCCACCGCCCGCCTCATGCGGATAGGCGCGGCATATCAAATTCGTGCTTGCATTAGCACCCGCGGAAGTAATTGCAAATTCTTCTAAGCATAAATATCTCCTTCTGGAGCCGAGAGGCGGCATTGAGCCGCCACACGTCCGCGACGTAACGGGCCGCCGCAGGCGCTTCTGCTACAGCACTCGGCATATTTTTGGTTATCTAATACAAGTGCTCATTAGGATCATAAATGCCAAATTCCAAACCATTCCATTAAGGTCGTCTTTCTGCTTTGCTTTGAAAGCTAAATAAGCATTTACAACCATAAGAACAAGGCAGATAAGTTCTGCAATGATTATGAGTACACCACTCACTTTACACCATCCCATTTTTGCAACTTTTTGTGCGCTTCCCGCTTAGATTATCACACGCCTGTGCCGCAACACCGGAGCGACCGGCAGCCAGTCTCGCATACAGACGCAGTTTTCAGCAGGCATTGTCATTCTCTCTGAGGGCTTGCGCTACGCTCAGATCATCCGGGCGCTACCCGGCCTCTGGAGGCCATCAGCAGACTCGAACTGCTGCAACGGCATACACCGCTCTACCCATTCCTTTATGGCCGTATATAAGGCGGATTCCGTCTCTACACGCTCCGCCGGGCGCAGCCGCTTTCTATGTGTCGGCACACCGGTGCAGGTCATAGCTGCCACCGCTTCCGCCTCCATGACAGGCGGGCGTCATGTCCCTTCTCCGGGGCCGTCAGACGCTCTAGGCTACCCGGTATAGTGTCTCTCCACAGCCATTCGCCGCCAGAGGGGCGCGACCCCTCATGCCCCGAATAGTGGGGTGGTGTTCGACCGGCGGCATATTGCACACAGAGGGGGTGGCGGCAGATGCACCGACGCCACCCCATCCGTGTGAAGGAGGAAGGGGAATGGGAGCGCAGGGGCATACGCTCCCACACTCCCATTCTAAAGTAAGATTCTTTCTTTGCTGTCCAAAAAAGGACAATTTAAAAAATTTTACCTAAAATTTGTTCGTCCGGTTAAGTAGTCCAAACTTACCTCATAGTAGTCAGCCAACGCAATCAAGGCCGCCATATTAGGACGCGCCTCCCCACGCTCATACTTTCTTACCGCACCACTCGGTAGTCCGCATAGCTCCGAAACCGTCACCATGCTTTTGACTGGTCTTTTCTCTTCTCTTAACCTTCTCAGCCTCTCCGGGAACTCGTTCACGGGCTATCCCTCCTTCGGCGGGTCTGGGAGTGGCATCCAGTGGGTGATTTTACCCGCACTGGGCCCAATATCCGTCATCCATTCACCCCACAAAATCCAACCTACAGATGTTCCAATGCGCTCACAACGCACGATAA